TTTCCTTTATTTTTCTGTGTTAACAACATAGCTCTCAAATAACTATCATTAACACTTTTAATGTTGATTGTTTTCATGCCTAAGTCATTCTGATATTCTACTCTTGATAAGAAGGCTTCTCTTAAAGAAAATCTAACTTCTCTTGCACTGTTGTATTGCTCTTTAATAAGATCATATTCCTCCCAAAATTCTCTTCGTAATTTTCCTTTGTAATAGAATGTTGACTTTGATATGATGTCAATCAATTCTTTCTGATCAGATCTAAACTTGTCAAAATTGTAGTTTATGAATTCTTCAAACTTTGAGAAGTGAAATAAATATCTCTTCTCATTGTGTGCGGACAATTCAGTGTGTATAATCTTGAAAAATTCAAGCTGTGTCTCTATGTCAAAATCTTCTAAATTCAAAGGCTTAAATATAGCATTAGAGAAGTGCTTATAAAGTTTGTGAAATTTATCTTCTATTTCCCTGTATTCTTCTTTGTCCTCATGATAGATAATTATTGGTCCTGATTCTGTTTGCACGATTTCCTCAATCACACTTTTAGGACCAGAGGCCTTATCTTTCTCTTCATCATATGGTGTTTTCTCATGTTTGTCATTGTGAATGTCATAATGTCTTTTAGACTTGATCTTAATATCATCTTTTTGTATTACTTTTCTTTCGACCAAGTCCCAGAAAATTCTTTGCATCTTTGTCCACATATTGTTTATATCCAACATATATGTGTATTCACTCTCAAGACCAGTTAATGATCTTTGATTATCAGCAATTTGATCCATTTCGAAAAACTTCGAAGTTAAAAGTTTAGTTTCATCAAATAAAGTAACGGAATAATTATACAAATCATCAATCTCAGCTGGTCTGTTCATCACAAAAGCTAAATAGACATCTCTATTTTCAAAACTTTCTTGAAACTGATTGTGAGGTTTTATGAAATCAAAGTTGTTTTCAACAATGCTCAAGGGAGTTTTCAAATTATCTCCTTTGCTTATATGAGAATCGATATGAACACTAGCCACTACCAAATTAGTCTTCAATCTTTGAAATCCTGTAGAACTTCTAGCTCTTTCAGCTCTCAACATTAATCTCAACTGATTTCCAACTAGATCTAAATACAAATCACTATTTTCAAATATTTGATTTTCCACCTGGAGTTCCTTTTGTTCTATAACTGGAACACTATGTAAAATAGGTGCTCTTGTCATTTTGGCAGTTGTTATATCATACCATTCAATACCATGTCCTATTCTAGCTTTTAACATAGGTTCAGCTGTTGTAGTGAGTTTGAGATCTTTAATCAAATCTCTGACAATAAATCTATTGGATTGGAAATCTTTCATATTCTTAACTTTGATCAATCTCAAATTGTGATCAACCAAACTAAATACCACTGGCATTTCATCAATGAATCCAGTAAATTCTCCATTTCCTGTGTATTTTTGTTTGTCAACATCAAAGATTTGTCTTTCAGTGAATCTTCCGTACACTCCTCCTTTTAGTTCAGGTAAAATTTCAGCAAAAAGCTTTCTTTTCCCACTTGACAAAGTGATCAATGATTTAGTTTCTTCGTCAAGGTTAATGCTGGTCCAACTAGCAAATACCATCATAATAATGAGATTTACAAATTTTTTCCCAAAGGTAGGTTTAGTATGTATTCTTCTTAGTAAATTCATTCTCTCAGAATGTGTTTCTAAACTTTCCAGGATTATATTTAATTTCCTCCAGACACTTGCAGGTGATTCAGAAATGATCTTTAAATCTCTTCTAACATTTACTAAAATGTCATGATCTCTTGATACATTTGATGTTTGAACATTAGATCCTGCTTCTAATTTGCCACTTAAATCATAACCATTTTTAACTATGGATGCAATAGTTGATTTCAAATCATTTTTCCTTCTCCCTCGTG